TTTAAATTTTATATTCATGTCAGCAGGAATAACTGCTATCTGTTCGTTGCTTTTTATACCTTGTCCATTAAATACAGAATTGTTGTACTCGTGCACAACAATCAATCCACGCCGCCCTGCAATTAGTTTACCTAAATCGCTGTCAACAGGTATTCTGTACTCTACAGTAACAGGTTTGAAAATGTAATAACCTTGTACAGGTTGTAGAGCACCAACAAACATTAAATCACCCTTAAATACGCCTGTTGTTTGTCCCACAGCAGATTCTAATCCAGGCCAAATTTGATTTAATTTTTGATATAAATCTGCACGGTTAGCACCTCTACTAGAATCATATTGTATCCATTCATTGGGGTTTTTAGCTAATACATTCTTTGGATACATGTATTTGTCACTGATAAAAAATTGCCCTTGACTGTCTCTACCAAAATAAAGAGCAATAGCACCATCCCATTTAATACTTACGGAGCGCGGATTAGCAACAATACCTTGAAGAGCTTGAACATATTTTAGTGCTTCAGAACTACCCGAGAAAACACTGTCTTCGGGATGTGGTATGCGTGGTCCTTCTGCCTCTACCAAATAATCTATATAGGATTTCATTGTATCTTATCCTGTAAATTCCTAAACCATGCTGCTGTACCAGGTTGTATTGTTTCAGGAAGGCGCAATAATCCTTTGGCAACATCTTGTTTGGCTTGGGCTAATTTTCCTTCTCGGTCGGGATCATTTTCTAATTTAGCCATAATAGATTTTACACTATCCAAATCTTTTTCTTTAGCCTTTGTACCTAATAATATTTTAGCCACCTCTCGTCTAGTTCTGCCTACAACTTCATTGGTGTCCCTGTTCATTAACTTTGCACCAAATGCATCAAATTTAAGATTGTAAAATCGAGCCAAACTGTTCAATAAAATAAAAAGTTCTTGTCCTCGAAATTCAGGATCATCATATTGGCCACGCAAACCATGTTGATGCCAAGGAGCAACCACATCGGCATCAGCAATTACCATAACATCAACCTGTGCTAATCCACGAGTACCATTTACCGAACTTACATAAGGAACACCAACATGTACATTTCTTCCCGATAATAAACTTTGAGCACCTTGTGATTCAAAATGTCGACGTAAAAGTTGTTTAGCATCTTTGACAGGATCTTTACTATTTTGAGTTTCAAAAAAATCTACAACACGAGCTGCATCGAGAAAAATATCAATATCCCCCGACTGTATCTTATAACCAGCACTGCCTATATCTGTTTGTATGGCACCAGCCAGTGGTTTTGGTAGTAATTGCTTAATACTCTGTATGACCATTTTTACATCTTGCTTTAAAACAGGCTGGCTATCAGGTATTGCATTACCACCTTCACGTATTTGCATGAAGTTATTCATCTTTAATTTTTCTTATCCTACGGCTAAATTTACTAGTATCACCGCTACGAATACTATTGATTAATCTACGTTCAAGCTCCGACGCTGTGTCTGCATCGTAATTTTCTTTGATAAATTGTAAAAGATTTATAGCACCCTGTATGACATTATTAGCCCGACTTTCAAGAAAATTTTCTTTATCTCTTGCTAGTCTCAGACTATCTAATTCAGCCAAAATACTTCTAGTACGCTTTTGCAACATTGCCTCCCAATACACTATTTAGCGGGTCATATTACAAAAACTCAAACTTCTCTGGCAACCTTTAATCCTGCTAACATTTGTTTTAGTTTATTGCTATTTGCATTTACTGTCACAGGAGCTGTTTCCGCTGCGGTTTCTGAAGATTCCGACAACGTGCTTTTGGGTTTAATACGATCGTAGATAGTACCTGCCGAGGATCGATTGGTATCCGCTTGTTCTGTGCCCGGATCAGTGATACGCATAGTCTCAATATTATAGTCTAAATCAATCTTTTGACCAATCCCAGTACTTGAACGAGATTTCATACACTGTATTTGATACTTCCCACGCTCACGCATCGCTCTACTGGTAAAAATACCAAACACATTATCTGCTGTGTTAATTTTACTAATGCCACCAGAGATATGACTGTGGTCAAATTCAACTTCTTCTACTGCCGATCTGTTTAATTGCGACGCAGTAATCATCAACATACCGAGTTCTTTACTTAAATTTCGTAATTCTTCACTTACATATTTGTCTTTGACAAACAAATCGTTGGGGCTAACCTTAGCACTCACTGGCATTAGCAAATCTAAATAGTCTATCATTACAAAATCAACTCGTGTACCAGTCTGGATTTGATATTCTTTCAAATAACTACGTATGTCATTTACGGTACTCTGTGCTGGCATATACTTGACTCTATAGCTACCTGCACGTTTACTGGCTATTCTGACTTTCAATGCAGTATCATCGATGTTTCGTCTAATTTCCTTAGTACTAATGTCATTTAACATAGCATCAGTACGCAGACTAGTTAATTCTTCACTGAGTTCCAGCGTTATATAAACACCATGGAGGCCTTGATGCAACCAATTTAATGCTATGTTCATCATGACCAGACTTTTACCCGATCCAGATCCACCTGCAAATATGTTTAATTCACCGCGACTGAACCCACCGTACATGATTTTATCCAGTTGCGGCCAACCTGTACTAACTTGTCCACCTGAATTAAAATATCTATTGATACGTTCAGCAGGGTCGGCCCAATAGTCTGTGCCCAGGTCTTTGGTTAAACTGATCTGTACCGCGTCTTTGACTAGTTTTTCTACAGGGTTATAATCACCTTTTTCAATTAAATCTGCTGCCTTAAGTATGGCACGCTCTAATTCCTGTCTGCGTGTAAAACTTTCAAACTCCTCTAGGAACCAATCTAAATGCCCTTCATCTAATTCAACCTTTTTTAAACTAGTTCCTGCTACAGCTTGTACCTGATCTATGGTAGGTAGTATACTATGTTTAGTACTGTGTGATGATATAAACTTAGCTGCGTCACGCAAGGTACGATCAAAGTTTTCTGGATTGAATATATTTTGAATACGCACAAAACTCTGTGCGTCAGACAACATTATCTCTAAGAATAAACGTTGTACATCAGCTGAATAATTTTTTTCCATGTTAGTTATATAGTCTCTTACGCATTAGTTCTATTTTTAACCTCGAAGTTTGTTTAGCTTCTAATATGCTACGTACAACAAATAATTTACCATAGCGTACAACTGCTTCATTTATATCTTTGCAAGTTTCGTACCAGACTGGGAAACTCACTGTCCAAGAATATTCTATAGCATTGTCAATTAATTTATTACCAGCTCGATCCCTGTCAGGTACCAGTATAACTTCCCTGGATAAACTGTCAATGATGTCAGCTTGCGTTTCAGAACATTCGTTACTGAGTACAGCAACACCATCTACGCTCATGGCGTCAAACGGTCCTTCAGCCACAATAACAAACTTTGATGTTGGTAATTGTTGATCTATGTTAAACACATAATTAGATTCAAATTGACTATAGTATTTTGGTTTTACTAAATTATTCCACGCTCTTCCAGTATATCCAATTAACTGATTATTCCAAGTAAATGGAATAATTATCCTTCTGTTTAAATTATGCTCAAGTTTTTTGCTTACTAACAAAGGATACCTGTCTAAATTTATATGTCTTTGTTCACAGTAAGCATAGGCTTCCGAATCTGTTTGAACTAATTCTACATCATCGGGTAAAGACCTTACTCGAAATTCGATAAGTTCTCGTTCTACTTCGTCTACTTTGGCGAATTCTTTTAACCTAACAGCTTCGATTACTAACCAACGTACCGAATTTTCATCTGCACCCAACCATTCCAACAATTTTCTAAATTTATAACCTAAATGACGACCGGGCTTATAACTAGTTTTAAAATTACAATTAAAGCAATGATAACTTACACCTCCATCGGCATTGGCTATTACCCCACCTCTTCCTCGAGAATCAGCCTTGTGGCCACGATGTTGACAACAGGGTGCGTTAAAACTTATCCAACCTCCTGGACTACGTCGACGACGACCGGGTAGGAGTTGTAGTACAGTATCTTGAATGGTGGTCAACATCTTTATTATTATAGATGTTGTGTGATTAAAAATCAACCGTTTAGGTTATTGCCAAATTTCGAACTGTATATTAAGGCTGAGATTGGCGCTGGCAGCATAGTAATTTGATTTCCACCAATCATAACCACTACCATTTTGATTGTTTGTGACTAACAAACGAAATGTTGTAGCAGTATAGGGAATTACCATAATTTGATTAGACCAGTTAGCAGGAATAACAATACCGCCCACAGCAGGAATATGATACTTGCCCATCATATGAACATCGCCGTTCCAAGGGTTATCGCCTGTATAAGTGGGATGATAAGTGGTATTAAATTTTACACCAGTGGGCAAACTTAAAAGATATTGCCCAACACCTATTGATCCACCTGCAAAAGCTAGTTTATAAGTCAATCGTATTTTGTCACCAATGGTCTGCGACTCTATGCGTTCTATGGTTCTAGCGCCTCCAGGTTTAGCTAGTCCTCCACCCGAAGTACAAGAGAATATAATACTATTTTGCACTGCGGTTGGAGCTATTGCTGCTACCGCAGATTGTTCCGGCGCTGTTATACTAGCGATAGACTCTTCAATAATATCAAGTTGATTTTCTATCTCATGGGCTAGACTTTTTAATGGGTTAGTAGGATCAACAGGAGTCCATTTATCTAAATCAATTCTTTTATTTTTTGACATTTTTTATCCTAAGAAAGCTACGCTCCAATTATCATTTGCGTCGAAACTTATACTACCAGCTACTACTCTGAATGTTAATGAATCACCCACAGCCAGTTTTATCGCTGTCGATCCACCTGCGTGATTCATGGTTGTGTTAGCAGCCCATTCAACCATTATTATAATTGTGCCGTTTTTCTCAATTACAGCCTGAGACATCACACCAGAATTTGTGTAAGTTCTTACAACAAGATTTACCTGATAAATTCCAGCCAACGGAGCCGTAAATATGCCTGTAGTTGTATTTAAATAACCGCCCTGGTTGAAATCTACGGTCATATTAGTACCAGTGACATTTGCTGTGGCACTAATTTGAGCTC